TTTCTTGAACCGGTTCAGGCTTTGCCTCAACTTTTTCTGGTTCTTTTTCTACTTCAAATTCTACTTTGTCTTCTTCTTTCTTTTGAGATGTATCTATCTCACTCCAGTTGTCTTCCATATTATCCTCCGTTGTGCACGAAACAAACGCATTACGTGCTTATATTACTATTATATCACATTTTACAAGAAAATGCAACTATTATTTACATTTTTGTTAAATTAAATGTAGGGTCTAAATGTGTTGGGTCTTCTACCTTCATTATTACTTGGTCATCAAATAATAATAATAGCTTAACACCTTTAAAAAGAGCTTTTGACCTGCGTGTTTTCCATAGCAAATATAATCATTTACTTCACACCAAGCTCCATTTGGAAACTTATCTATATCTTGATAGGCTAAATCTCCTACTTTTATTACTCTACCAACTGTAGTTAAATAAGACATATCATCTTTAACTGCATCTGGTAATAATATACCACCTTTAGTTTTTTCTTTGACACTTATTGGTCTAACTAAAACATGATATCCTGGTAGTTCTGGTAATATATCTGGGTCTATTTTATCATCATCAGATATCCATGAACTGTTCTTCATTGCACTTCCTAAAGCGACTTGCTGCATTAATCATCCTCCATTGTTTGTTTTAATACATTTTTTAATGTTTGTTTAGCCCATTCTATACTTGCAATAGAACCAACTAATTGCCTATAATGAGGATAATCTTCAGCCGAACCATTACCTAATGTTTCTTTTAACTGAGATAGTTCCTCATCATAGGCTTTTAATACTTTATCAAATATTTCCATACATTATGCTGCGAATGCAAAAGCACCTGTTAATAATGTTGGAGCTCCACCCATTTCAGCAGCGATATCCCATACACCATCTTCATAACAGATAAAAGCAATTTTACTTCCAACAGTAAATAAATTTGTTGCTGCATCAGCAGGAGTAAAAACTAATTGAGTTTCACCTGCTGCAGAAATATCAAATGTTACTTCAGAGCTTCCTCTTGATTCAATAACTGAACCAGTTTTCCAAACATCATCACCTGCTGCATTAAATGTTAAAGTTGCTGTTCCACCTGCAGTTTCTACTGCTTGTACGTAAACACATACTGAACCTGCCTTTGCTGCAGGTAAAGTTGCAGCACAAGCTGCTCCACCAGTATAATTTACTACATTTAGTGACATATCCACTAAAGTAATATTTGTAGCAGTGGCTGTATCAGTAACATCTAATCCAGTTAAGTCAGGCATACCTGAACTCATTCTAACTGTTTCAACATCTGAATTAGCACTATTTGGTCTTTTATTCTTCGTTGCTATTTGAAAACCTTTGGTAGACCTAACTGGTCCATTAAAAGTTGTGTTTGCCATTTTTCTTCTCCTTTGTTATTTTACTGTCTTGGCTTGTCTGCTAGGTCAGTCAGTAAAAATTAATAATCCTAGAAAACTATTTATTAATATCTTTCAAAAACTTTAATGCTTCTTTATCTTCTTT